TCTTAAATATGCTCGTAGGCTTCTCCATGCTACCTGCAACCAATTCAATGTCATACTCGGCATGGAATTGATCCACGGTCATCTGTTGCCAGAACTGTGCCAAATAGGGCCCCACGATGCCTGCAACCTGTTCCTCATCCATAAACTGCACTGCAATTTCAGCCACCGACAACGCAAGATCAGCGACAACATCTTCAATCACATCGACCTTAGCACCAACACTAAGCTTCAACGACTCCATATATGATTGAACCGCGTCTTCGGTCGTATTTGTCTTAAATTGAACCCCTCGAAGTGCATCACTAGTATTTGTGATCCGGTTGATGGACGCCAACGTACTAGAGTTATCGAACAGTTTCTCGTATTGAGCCGAAGGAGGTGCCAACGACTCAAATACATCTTTGATCGCCATTTCACCGGCATCGACACCGATTGCATGTTTGCCTCTGGATGTCTCACCGCGAATGGCACGAATAAACTTCTCGACTTCATCCTTCTTGAACTTGGATGAGTTATAGAAGAAATAATCAAAGATCGTGCGACGAATACGACTCTTTTGACGAGCCATATCATTCACTTCGTCCTGGTGATCGAGCATATATGCTGTCTCACCAACACTGACAGTGCCACCAGTGCTCATTGCAAAAGAGATAATGAAGTACGGATAGAACCTCGTAAGGCCCAATGGATCATCCCATACCCAAATCGGCCATGTCCAATCACCAGAATGAAACAACATCAATCGTCGCGTCGCCTTATCCCACCAAAAGAAACATTTGGTGTAGTACATATTAATATAAGCCGTTCGTTCGTCCTCTGTGAAAGATGTTGGCTCATTCCCAGTTTTGTCAATGGAGTCCATGACGAGTCCAAGACCATCGTCCCGTCCAGCGCCATTTCCTGCAACGAACCGAGCCTTATGTGTCGGCTTATAGATAAGTTTCCTATTCGTATTGTCTGGATCATCCTCTTCATCATCTCCATCAGGCGCCGTGAAACGAGCAGTTAGATAGGATGTGGAGAAGTACACCTCCTCAGCCATCCAATCTGCGTCCAATCCATCTTGTTGTTCGGCATGAGGATCAATGGTGAGCCTATGCGGCAGAACGTTACCGAGACCGAAGCCGCTGGGTTCGAGAACCTCCATGTTTCGTTCAAGAGCTTCCAATTCACCGTATAGTCGATCGACATCCTGTTGCTTTTTAGCTCGACCAAGCTCGTCGGTAATGCGCTGCATTTCGGCGATGGCAACTTCACGAGAGTCGGATTTTTGGGTAAATCCAAGCTTGATGATACCGAAGTTCGTGAGAAGTCCCATGCCTGCGCCCTTCTTGATGCGAGGCTTAGCGTTAAGGCCATCCTTCCTCTTGAATAGGGCATTGATCAGTGCCTCCAATGTTTGTAGGAAGTCCTCGTCACCTTCGTCAGTCGTCGAACACGTAATGTCTGGGTTCTTACTATAAACGGCAGGAAGCATCACATTCAAATTACTGAACATGACGTTCTCAGTGGCATCTCCACGCTTGAAAACGCCACGCGGTGTGTTGTTAACTTTGCCATGATGATGATTGTAGTAACGGAAAATCTCTTCAGTTACTGCATTTACAGCATCATACGCCACTTTAGCAGCATCGAGCTTACGCTTACACATCGTGCCGACACCCTTGCCAACAGCGATGCGACTCCCTTCATAAATCTGAAACGGAGGCTGCGTATTCACAACTTTAGCTTGCTGTCCCGATGTAAGCTCGTCATCGTAATCGAGCAAGTCATCATATTGAAGCGATGTATTGTTGGTGTCGCTCATGGTGTGTGACTCACACAGCGCGGATCAGGTGGTACCTTGCAATTGCACAGGTACGTCCGCTCGTTAGTGGCTAACCTATTAGTGATTTCAGGCGGGGCCTTGAGAGACCCCACCCCCTTGATACCAGCGAGCGGCTGATACGTCGAACAGAAACTATCAGTTGTCACGGGGCTCAAGGCTGCGCAGGAAGTCATCAGCGGAGCCAGGATTAGCACGAAAGTCTTCCAGTGCTTTCTTTGCGTAATTGGATTTCTCCAAGATACGCATCGCGGCTTTCGCAATTTCTTCATCTGCCCCAGCCTTCATGTCCCTTGTAGTACGCGCTCGATCGAGGAATGCCTCGGCCAGGCGCATACAGGCCAATGCAATTTGTATCCAAGTACCAATGGATACAGTAAACATTACACGTGCCCTGGTCCTACACCTGTCGACGGTGGAGTCACGGCGACATTGCTAGGCGTCACAGACTCCAATGCCCTGCCTTCTGTTGTACGTTCAAGTTGAATAGTCTTCACTTCAGGCATTGCAGCCACTTCAGAAACAATAGAAGCTTTACGACTCGCTAGCAGCGACCAGATCAAACCAACGGCCGTTGTGATTGGACCAATCGCTGCAAGAATATTTGTCGTAAGCCCTGCAATAGTTTCGGGCGGCGCCCATCCCAATGTACCTGCCACCATTCCAGCGATAGAAACAATCTGTGCGATCAGTTGCTGATTTTGTTGAGACAATCCTGATGTTGCTTGCGTCGTCATTGTTACCTCCAACGAATTGGACCCTGAATGTTTGCTATGCTCTTTCACACTATCGCATTCTCAACCCCTCCCTTATCGAATTTCTGCGCAACCTGAAGGGCATTATTCCAACGATTGGTCAATCCCTTCCAAAAATTCGCACGATAACCAACAACCGCACGTTCGTATGCCTCACGCGATTTTCGTAAGGCGAGAAGTAGCGCCGCAGGTTGAAAAGCATCAATCGCCTTACGACTAATAGGACCAATGATCCCATCGTCCTTAACACTTACAGCGCGCTGCAAGATACGAGCAGCGCCATGCAAACCACGGTTAAAGATGCAGTCACGCAAAAAGAACTGCACACCTGGATCGTCGTGCCACTTTTCAGCACCGTCCGTATCCCGCGCAATCACTTCTTGTGCATAAGCCTCTGCCTCATCAAACTTCTTTTCATGAATAAGTTCAATGAGACGCGCGCATTCATCTGGATTGTATCTTTCGTTGATGCCAGCTACCTCAAAATGACCACCTCCGTCATTCGGCGGTAGGGCATAAATCAAAAGATGGCCAAAACGATCCCTTCTAGCTTCGAAATCAATAATGGCCTTAGCAGCTTGTAAGCGCGCGTCCATTGAACGGCTCCCTTTGCTAGATCAGATCAACCACCAGGCGGTGTCGGTGCCGGCGGATCAGTTGGACCAGGATTGGCGACGATGGCTCCAGCAGTTGCCGTAGCACCCGCCTTAGCCTCATCGAACAACTTGTCAACCTCGTCAGAAACCTCCTGATCCACCTCGTGGTTGGCGAGTGCGTCCTTCACCGCCTGACGAAGGGCCTCCTGAGACGCAACCAAACTCGCAACAAAGCCACGAGTCTGACGCACCTCATCGAGCACCTGAGCATTAGATTTCGCCATCTCAATCAACTCCTGTTGGATGCGCCTAAGTATTCGCGGAAACTGGATAATGGCCTCCGCTACCTGAGAGAGCGACGCGTTAATCTCTCGGTACAATTGAATTGTTTGGTCTGAAATCCACGGCATGTGTGACTCACACACCTACCTTCTTCGCCTTGGGGTGTAGAAACTCATCCTCGTTCTTCTCACCCTTCGCCGCCTCTGGGTGAACGGAAAAGTCATCCTCGCCACCGACCTCCACAAGCTTCCACCCATCACCTTCGATCTTGTCAGCCTGCTTCTCGGTCAGTGTAAAGAGACCATAATGGCCACCATGATCAGTGTAGTGCGTTGAATACTTCACACCTTCGATCGTGGCATCGGCAGAGAGCAACTTATACACCGCCGTCTGTTCCACAGGCTCAGGATCGGGATGCACGTTCTCGACAGGTACCGGGTCCAAAAAATCGTCGGCAGGTGCAGTGTCTGGACTATGACCCGGAGGCACATCGGCATTGTCAAGAAATTCATCCGGTTCCCGACCAGGAACAGATGCAGCTTTCGGCTCATTCACAAACGACGATGGCTTCTTCGGAGTAGTCATTTTAGTCTCCTCGTTGTGTGACTCACACGCTATTGGTACCGATTGTTGATCGCGGCCATATAGTCGTCGCGATCCATTTCTTGCCAGTACATCCAATCAGGAGGCAGTTGATCAGCAGGTACGATGATTTGGGAAGGCTCTGGTAGATACGACAGCATATACTTTAGTGTATTCATCGCATGATCGTTACGATCTTGAGGCTCGTCTATCTGTTCACCAAACGTATTCTTCTTCCAGTAGTAGTTCGTAATTTCACTTTCAAACCAAGGTAGATCATCAGTAACATATAGCATAGGACCCGCAGCATCCCCGGTCAACAGATGCCTAGCTCCAACCTTGTCGGCAAGATATGCGTTGACTTTAGCTACTCCAGCTAAAATGTCGTTATGTCCCACTCGCATATTAACATTGAGTTCCCTGAATAGCTGCGCAACACTGATACCCGTCGTCCGCTTGGCAACAACTTGCTTTCTAAAGATTGCTGGATCAGCGATGATGTCGTCTTCGAATTCCATAAAGCCCATGTAACGCATACGGATTTCAAATATCCTTTTGGGCTGAAGATCGTAATTGAAGTTCGGTTCGTAGTATCCATCACACACTATAACCCTTCCCACATCATCCACAAACGAAAGCATATAGACGCTAGGAGAAGTATTGCCAAAATCATATCCCTCCAAAGCTCTAATCTTGATGTTTCTTTCACGGCATTCTCCAAGGTAGTCCATCACATCTTTGCGAGACAAACAGTGTTTCGCGGTATCAAAATCTGGATGGACTAGACCCTCATATGCCGCCCACTTACCGAGCACATATCGGTCGTACATCTGCCCTTTGTACGATGACTCCATCGTACTGATATAATCAGGAGGTAGGTTCGCCTTATTGGCGTAGACATCACTCTCAAATAGCTCAATGATCGGAGCCTTAGTTTCCTCATCGACAAGCAACTTATCTGTAAATATTTTCCTATCTCTCCACAGAAGCCATGGAGCTACAATCTCACGATAAAACCAGTTACGTGTCGGGTTGCACCCAATAAGAAATAAACGCGGCCCACTTGCAGGCCAACTTAGTATGTTGTCATCAGTCATCCCATCGACTTCTCTGAATGGCGTACTGCCACGGAGACGACCGATGAGATCAAGGAAGTCTTTATGTTGGATTTCGGGGTCTTCGATCTGATCGACAGCAATCCAATCGTAAGAAGCACTGAGCAAATTACTAGTAGTAGAACCGTCTTCTGTAGTTTTTCCTCGCTGAGCAACATACCTAAAATGAATAACTGACCCATTAGTAAGATAACAAGAATTGTCATCTTTCGTGGGCCTTCTTTTAATCCACTTTCGCGGACACCACCTTAAGAAGTCACGACGCAACGTATCATTTAGTTTAGGATAACTTGACCTTGCCATAAGGCCAAGGCTACCAGGATAAAGCTGAGCCAGAGTAAGACACTTAACAATAATGCCAGTGGATTTCCCATTGCCATACGACCCTGCAAATATCTCAATCTTCGCACGGCTCTCCTGGAAATTCCACTGACACGATCCACGTTCGAGCTTGTAAACTGGCATTAAGCACCAGTTTCTTTCGTGATAGTTACAAGCTGCCAAGTCGTCGTCGCCATGGTAAGTGCTTGATACGTCACAAAGTTCACGGTATCAAACACACGCTCACCTGCATACAAAGGCAACAACGGCCCCACCGTATTCGGCGAACCGGCCACAGTTCGATTATACGAACAGTATTGCGGATTAGGACCCCAACTTGTCGGCCCTGCTCTAGACAGATCACTTGTCAACGACGCCATGTCATTCTCCTGTGTGAGTCACACAACTACCAACCACCACCACCGCCACCACCACTCCCGCCACCTGATTTGCCAAGTCCACCACTCGCTCCCTGCCGACGTGCCTTCGCAGTCGATCCAGGAATAACTCGCTTTGGTCGAGCTTGTTTATTCCTTCTGGCCTCACCAATCATACTCAACGCAATAGCAACAGCCTGATCCTCTTTCATCACAGTGGGCTGCGGAATAGGTTCGCCAGTTTCCTTATATCTCCTACCAGCAAATTGCTGCAAGGCTCCAGACTTATATCGACTGATTGCATTGGCAAAAGCGATATCGCGTGGATCACTTCTAGCCATGATCCCCTCCATTCAACTCAACATTTACCTTACCTTCACCCTCAACAACAATAATGCGCAACTCATTCATAATGCCATCGGATCGCGCATTCCCATCCTTCCTCTGATGCCCTGCACGATCCATCAAATCCATACTGGCCCTTAACCTTACATTCTCCTTACTACCCTTAAACGCAACCTGCGCAATCTGCGACAACGCGCCATGACTATAGGCTGCGATACGCGAATGGATATGATCGGAGTTCGCATCAATAAACGTGGACACCACAGTATTAAAACATTCAATATATGCACTATGCTTCCTAATACCACGTACCTCTTCTAAACTAATCTTCAAGGCACCAGCAATCTCACGATCGCCAATGCCCATCATCGTATACATAAAGATGCACGCCACCCCATTTACTTGCTGGATCGACGCCGGCAAATCTTTGAGCGTGCGACGTTCGGTAGGTTTGAAAGTCTCCGGGTCGATAGTCTGAGTGCCCGTCGGTACTTGCGTGCGAGAGATAGGCTCAGGAGATACCACGGAGTTGTCTGGTGCGACATATGGGTCTCCAGGTCTAGCTAAATCTTGCCTACTCGGCTTCGAAATTTTTTGCTTGACAGCCTTTTTCTTCACAGCCTTTTTAGCCATTCTTCATATCCTTCTTACAACGGTAGGTGATCTGGAAGCGAGGCCACACCCCCAGACCACCACCTCAACGGACTCTCAAAAGGGAGGACATAAGAGCCCGCTAAAACATCCCAGGCGAACCCAACGGGCTCCTATTCAGATTTGTCTGTGCAGCCTTCGTCGTCCTTGCACTCAACGACAACAAGTCGGCCTTGGTCTCGGTGACATCCGCCGCTGTCGTCGCCCTATTAACCAAAGTCTCCACCTCAATCGTACGCTTGCCGCCAAGTTCCACATTGGCTTCAACTCTCGTCAAGGTCTTCGTTGCTGTCGTACCAGGAGCAGCACCATCCAACGTGCGTAGAATTTCACGCTCCGCATACTCTCCCTTACGCGACATCCACTGCGCAACGCGCCGACGAAAACCCTTACCACTCGTCGACGACAAACTGGACACACCATTAGTGGGCCAGAACCCACCCTTAACCGTAGCAGTTGCGACCGTCATGTCCTTACTCCTTGTTAGAGGAAACTACTGGGGGCTTCAGAGGCGTTGGGGGCCATTACCCCCAGCAGTCCACCGGCCGGAGGGTCAAATTCAGGCCGATCTGTGTG